CTTATACATATAATGTGCACAACTACGAAAATAAATCTTGCAACCGTAGTTATCACATGCTATAATGTATTCATCGAAAGGAGTCAATCATGTATAAACTGACTGATACGTACGAGGTACCTCAGTGCACACCCGAGGTGCTAACGTTCGAAACCTGGTACGAACTTGATGAATACTTGGACAGCAACCCGGACGTTATGGACCGCATTGAAAACGGGTACGCCTTTATCACCGAGTGTTAGGAGACACACCATGAAACCCGGCATTGAACTCGAACCTGCATACAAGTTAATGGCAGATTATAAGGACCACGAAGATGCCTGCGAACGTCTTAATATGTCTTATGATGCAGAGTATTGGCACATTAAGCTGTCAGGCGTGCAGAACACTCTGAAAGCGTTGACGGGAGAATGGCCAGGGGCTTTGCATCACGATGATGGCATTATGATTGAGCATGGCACCTATAAGCAAACGTTCGATCTCTAGTAAACCGAGCCTACCCGAAAGGGTAGGCCGGGCATAGCCTACAGACTAGCAGGCTATGCCCGGCCTTAAGCCGGATAAATCAGAACAGAAAGGAATCAGTGATTTAACAAACGGAGGTTTCAGCTATGGGATGTATAGGTGTGACAGATGCGGCGAGCTGGTGGCATCCAGCTATAAGAGTTTCATCCGCAAGCCATATCGCGGCGTGTACCGCTTCGGGAAAAAGGCGCATCTTTGCCCCGATTGCGCCAAGGATTTGCGCAATTGGATGAAGGGCTGCGGTTTTATCGATGCAGGAGATAATTCCGAAATAAAGACGAGACAGAAGGGAACAATCATGATGCAGTACAGTGCGAAAATCATCGAGAACGGAAAAGCTAGGTATGCAGAGTGCAGTGGATACACACCAGGGGATGCACTGCTTAAGCTGGTGCAGTTAAGACACATCCGCAAGGGCGCAATAGTCCACCTGGGCAGTGCCATGTGGGAGGGTGATACGTACGTAAGCGGCACTACTACCTATCGTCACATGCCCGAACTTGATACTGAGCTAGCCAGCGTGTGGGTGCTGGTAGGTTCGGACCTTTTGAAATATCTTACAGCTAAACCCGAATAGTAAGGAGCAATCATGTTTCACGAATACGCACCACTAGTCGCCTTTATCGGCCTTATCCTAGCAATAGCAGGCTCTGCGGCATTTGGGCAGAAGCCAAGCCTGTTATCTCTTGCCCTGGTTGCAATAGGGGTAGCATTGAATGTAACACCGTATTTATAAAAGGATTAAATCATGGCCACTAAAGTTGAATACCGCATGGAGTTTGAGCGCAGCAAAAAGGCTATTGTGGTGCAAGGAGTTCTCGGTGGTACCGGGTCAGTCACCATTATCGATAAAAGGCTTTCGGTGAAAGACAAGAAAGATTTCGACCGCCTTTATGGTGCTTTCGACGAGTTTAATGCAATGGCACATGAGTTGGTAGTATGCGAGCACAAGGCAGACAGTGAAGCCAAGCCTGTTATCGCTTGCCCTGATAGCAATCGGGGCAGCATTGAACGTAACACTGTATCTGTAAAGGAGTAGAGCCATGGCTGATAAATATGTGATGGGTGAGCTTGATAGGTGTATTGACTATTTGCAGGATATTACGCCGGATGTATTTTTTTCGGCGGTCGATGTCGGATATGTTAAGGCCTGGAAATATCACGATATGTTTTATTTGGACTGTAGAAGCGTAGACGGGTCTTATTATCACGGGGCAAATTTTGATTCTTCGCAAATTGTGAGTGTTTGCAAGCGCTATTTTAATGCTTTGCACAGCGGTGAAGATTTGCTAGGTGTGGTGTAGAATGCTGTACCCTCTAATCTCACGCCACGAAGTGGATTATCTGCTCAGCAGGTACCAGACTGAATTTACCAAGACCAAAAAGCCACGCCAACGTGCTGCACTTTGGCAGAAGCTAATCCATGAGTTTCGTATCAGGTGCTATTTGTGGCACCTGGAACCCGAGGATTGCATTGGCAAGGCCATTTGGTGGATAACTCCGAAGCACACCAAATACGCTCGTTGGTATGAGGTTTGCCAGGGCGTTGTTACAGACGTGCATGACAACGTGTTTTTCGTGCAAGCTGGAAAGAAGGACGTAACAGTCAGAATGAAGCACCTGCTGGCAATGGCAGGTCCTGGGAAGCAATGATAAGGAATGATAATGCGTATGAATGATTTCGTAAAACGGTTTTCTGCTGGGCGTTATGTATGTGATATCGGCAAATTGGCAGGTATCTATGGGTATGTTGTATACATTCTCAATGGGGATGTTAAGTATCTGCTTAGGTTTGGCTTAACATATTCGTTAGAAAGTGCAGAAAATGAAGCGTTGGCGCACATGATGCGTGATAGCTTTGATATTAATGATGAGCCGAAAAGCGAAATAAATGCACTATAGTAAAGGCCCTCCGACTGGAGGGCCTTACTTTATCTCAACCCGCACATTGTCAGCATGTCCAGCCACATCTCACGTGTCGCATCCGAATCGAAGTAACAATCGCCATGGCTATATGCACGGACAGCGAACTTGATAAGCGGCGCATTGCGCTCAATCAACATCGTATCAGGCGACATATCATGTCGCGTCAACACAACAACCTGTTTGCCAGTCGGTGGCTTTCGGTCAACATACACAATGCCCGTATGCATGTCCTGCCATATTGCAAACGGTATACCCCGAAACTTAACGGCGATTATGCAATCACAGCTTTTAGTCCTTGGCTTTACAAACTGCCCCGTCATGTTGGTAAATTCGCTTTGCTGTGCATACTCGGCGTAATCGCTACCGGCGGTAAACGCACCGATGTTGGAGGTTGCCGAATACTGTTCAAATTCCTCGTTAAAGGCGTTTTCGTAGTACACAGCAGAATTGCCTACCTTAAAATAACGGCTGCTGCCCCTGGGTATGGGCGTAATGCCCCATGCCTGAAACAGCGGATTGACGAGGTCGGCATTGTTCGCCAGGCCCACCAGGATAACGCGGTTTTCGCGGCGGTCGAACGTTTCCCACATGTTCATGAGCATATCAACACATCCGCTCGGGTAAGGGGGCACGCGCTTTTCCTTGATAAACTCGTCCAGGACCATGAGTGTGTTGTTCGCTGTGGTGGCACCCTTTAACGAATCAAACGAGGTAAGCGCATACATCTGGCCCAGGTTCTGCCACTTCGGCTTCCATTTGATGTTGCCCGTGTCTTTTTGCGCCTGGTATGCGGTTTGCATCATGCGCCCGTTCATCTGAAAACGCTGCCCAGGAAACTCGTTGTTGCGTTCGATATCGGACAAGAAACCCTCGGGACTGCGCAAAATACGGTCAATCATAGTATCGTAATACCGTACGTATGCCCATGTTTCACCTTTTGTCAAAAACCGCTTAATACCAACCTTTTTCATGGCATAGGTTTTTCCCAGGCTTCGCGGCCCCGTGCACAATCGCACGGGGCACCGTGCACCCATCAAAGCGCTAGGGTCCCACCGCGCCCATTTAGGGATACCACTCATTGTTAAACTCCTTACTGGCCTATAAACCGGTAAATCTCTAAGTTGCTACCCCACGAGTAATAATTTTCCACGGGGTCGGCTTCAACCTTCGGGCACGGTGCCGCGCCTGCGCCCCATGCAACACCGTTGCCCCAATACCAACCAACATGCTCTGGGTTGGTCATAAGGATAAGGTCACCAGGTTGCATTAAATCGCGTTGAATCCCATCACATATTTTAGTTGCGGTGTCCCTCATTGTCCATGTGGACGTTCCGAGCCAATTATACTTGCCATTCGTGGCCTTGTTTGCCGCCCACCATATGCAGGCGCTGCAATCGGTGAATCCGCTTACGTCTGGCTCCAGCCTGCCCGCTGCCTGGGCGTAATTAAACGCGCCCTCGTTTTGTTCCCAGATTGCCCGCATGGCTTCGAATTCGTCACTACCTCCACCATCACCTCCGCCACCACCCGTACCCGGGTAGGTCGGCGCGGTTGCGTTTCGAACGGGCAACCACACGCCGTTACCGGTATTGTGGCACACTAGGCGGGTGCCCTGCCCCATTGCTCCGTATACGATAATGTCGTTTCCAACCTGCTCCAGTCGGCTAATGCTCGATTTGGTTTGCCCGTTGGTATCTGGGTTGGTGCCCGGTGTGAAATCTGATTGTCCGAAATCAGGTGGGGCGCTCGTGCCATCCCAATCATTGAGCAGCTGATACACGCGGTTGTAACGATTTGGGTAGCCAGACACGGGCCACGTGTTAAGCGTTGCGTTTAGGTATTCGTCCAGGCTTCGCCCGCCGCCTATGTTCGCAAGGATTTGATTAGCGCTTGCAGGTGCCTGGTGGTAGACGGATAACATAAAGATGGTTTGCTTTACGTTGTCGATGCTCATACCCCATCCGGCCAGGGTGTCGAACGCTCCGCCGCTCCCGAATACCCAATCAAGGAAAAACTGGTCCTGAACCGCATGGTTTTCCATGTCTTGAGCAGACGCCGCCCAGGAATCTGCATCGTCCTGGTAAAGGTAAAACCCAGTCCACCAGGTCGCATCGGTATCGGATGGGTGATTAGCTACTGCGTCTTTAAGGCGGCCTGAAAGCTTGTCAAAGCTGGCGCTCGCATTGTCGCGCAAACGCTCCATAAGCGCCGCCGCGTTATAGGCGTAAAACTGCCCGATACCCAGCGTGATGGGGTCATTCATGTTGACCGCTGCATAATCACATCCGCTTTCGACTGTGCAGATAGTGTACTCGCAGAACTGCTGCTGTTCTTTTGTCCATGCCATGCCTGCTCCTTATAAAAGTAAACCCCTCGTGCCTTGTCCACGAGGGGTTTAGAGTGGTGCCTGGGGCTGTATGCTTAGAACCCGTGGCAGAGTTATTTTACCTCAACGTTAAACAGCTGCGCAAGTTTGGAGTTTGCCAGCTCCGGCGAAAGCCGGCACACGTTCTCGAAAATCGATACGATTTCAGTAAGGATAATGAAAACGCACACGGGCACGAACAGCGGCAAGGTGAAACCCAGGTCGATAAACTGCATGGACCATTCGACAAGCGCGGCCAGAATGACCATCATAATAAAGCCGCATTTGTGCCACAAGCCAGCACGCATTTTGGTTGAATCCAGGGTCTTGTTCGCAACCGCCTGCATGATTCCGGTTGCAAGGTCCATCACCACGAACGCGCAAACGATTGCCGCAATGTGCCAATCCACGTTATTTCCTTTCAATCGTTACTTTGTACGTATCATTTTCTAGCACTTCCGGAGTATCCACGCCAGTACTGCCAGGCCCAATAGTGTCAACACGGTTTGCGCTACCTCTAGCATAAGCTTGCCACTGCTCCTTAGTCCCGTAAAACAAATCAAGGTCAACATTACCTGCAATGCCGTTAACAACGCCGTCTGAGCAGAACTGCCACGCTACCACGTTGCCCTCAGCAGCAGGGCAATCCCAGCCCTGGGCTTGGCTCCAGGTAGGGCTTGCAACGTCTGGGTAGGACGCAACCCAGCGTGCACAGTTTTGGTTTACGCCGCCCTGGTTAAAGCGCCAGGGGTTGGCGTAAATCCAGGGCCAAACGCCCGTTTGGGCGTGCACTTCCAGAACGAAAGCGTTTACCCAGCCAACACTTTGGTTTCCCTCCCAATCGAGGACAGGTATTCCCTTGCGGAAATATCCTTGGCAGTTATGCACGAAATGCGATGCTTCCTCAAATGCGCCGCAGGTGCTTGCGAAGTGATAAAACCCCCAGGGCATGCCATTGGCAATAGCCTGCTGGATAACCGAATCGCAATACGGGTCAACATATCCGGTGCCTTCGGTTGCCTTCACGATAACAGCATCGGCCCCCGTAAGGGCGGGGTTATACCCGCCCTGCCAGTTTGAAGTGTCTAGGAAGTTAAGCATAATAACCTACCCTGATATTACAGCGGTTACGCGTTTATCAACGTAACTATAGGCCCACATTTTCGCTCTACTACCCGTAGTCCTCCCGTCTGCGCCTAGGCGCTGCACGGTAACACCGGTTTTGTTAAAAGTTACCAGGTTAGCAACAAGGCGTGATGTTTCATGGCTGGTGTTCCGGTAAACGTTGTTACAGTTATCCTGCACGACGCTGCCAACTGTTACGATGGGTACGCCTTTATGCACGATTATACCGTCCGCGTGCTCATGGCCGCATAGCATACACATGGGGACATTGTATAGTTCGGCGTGGCTAAACACGGTGCTGCTTAGTTGGGCGATGCCTGGATATATAGCGCCTGTATTAGGGTCATATTGCGATGGGTCGCTCCAATACGACATGTTGGTAAAACTGTTAGGCGTGTAATGCAGGCCGCGAGGGCCATAGTGCGACAAAACCAAGGTTGGCATGGTATTAAGCGTGCTGCTGAGCCATGTTAGCTGTTTGGCTAAATCGTTGCCTAGTGCTGTAGGGTCCAGGCCAATTACACGGCAACCGTCAACATCCCGGTGCCACCACGTGGCGTCGGCGCTGGGGAACACCAGGCCACGCGCTGGGTAGCCGTCAAAATATCTGGCGCGCAAATCTGCCTGCGATGGTTTGTCATGCCAATGATAGCCCGCAGGGTCTGTGCCAGATTGGTTAATGGTGTCATGGTTACCCAAAACAGGCCAAATTGCATCCATATCCAGATAATCCACGCCCTGCTGGAAATAATCCGGCACCATGTCACCGGTGTGCACCAGCGGCACACCCATACTGCTAGCAACGCAAACAGCGTCGTTACTCCCATCAGCGTAGCCATGCGTGTCTGATATGTGTAGCAAGCGCATGGTTAACCAACCGTCGGGTTCATGCGCTGGTAGGCATCAAGGCTGCTTGCAGCAACCCCCGTATTAATGCCGGTAAAAAGAACAACGGAGCCACTGAGTGAGAATTTTTTTCCTGCGCTAGGGGGCGTGGCAATCCCGATTTGTCGCGTCGATTTAATTGTTTGTAGGCTTGTCCACGAAATAAAATCGGTGGTTTGATCGGAGATAAAAAAGCAGGCCGATACGGGAAAACCTGTTTTAGCGTTGTTGGGTACATATTGCGGCAGCGTGAAAATGGCCGATTTATCGCCATTATAAGTATTATTCATCTTGTTAAGTACGAGCAGGCCTAACTCGACAATATAAAATCCTGCCATAATGCCACCGCTGGGTACGTACATGCCTTCATTGTCTGCTGTAGTATCTTCGCTGTCAAAACGCTTAACAGTAAGGCCTGCCCACATGGCCGCAATGGCCGTTTGGTCTAGCTTCGGAGCAGTAACAGCACCGTTTGCGAGTGAATCTGCGGTAATCGGGAACTTGCTCTCAAGCTTCGCAACCTGACCATCAAGCGTGCCAATGTCGCTTGCGTTGGTAGTGGACAACGAATATGCATTGTTTGCAGTTGTCTGCACGGCAGCAATAGTGGTTTCAACCTGCCCAACACGGTTAACTGCGTTGTTAGCAGCGGACAATGCGGTAGACGCATTAGCGCCAACAGTGGTAATGCCTGAGTCGATTTTGTTCATCGCGCCGTTAAAATCGCCAAGCCACGTAGGCTGGTCGTTGTCGATAAACAACGGGAGTTTGTAGTTGGTGGTTTCGTTGGTTGCTGTCATGTTTACACCCCTAACGATTTCTTGATTACCGCTATTAGTCGGGCAATAAACCCGTATGATACATAATTAGCCATTCACGACCCCCAAAGTAACGATTACGCCGTGGCCGGCACTATCTTCGACAAGTTTAACTGTGCAATTACCTTAAACTCTTCGCCGTCATTCCATTGAGGGAGCGAATAATTTTTAGTTGCCATTTTAGTTCTCCTTTACAACATTTTGAGCAATGTATCTTCCTCTCGCGCGATTACCGCTCCTGTGCGCAAAAGTTCCTCGTACACATTATAGGTTAAAAGTGCAAAGCTTATATCGAAGTCGCGTGCTGTGAACATGAACATGTCAAAACCGGCCGCCGTGAACCCACACATGTCGTAATCTTCGCATGTCACAGAAAACGGCCGGTCGAAGTCATACACACGCTCAACAACCGTTTTGATGGGCCGGGCGCACCCCCACGTTGGGTCAACGACGACTCCTGGAAACTCAGTAAGCTGCTGGATAAGTCTGAGCAGGTAGTTGTAACGCTGTGCCACGTCAGCGGATATCGCCTGGTCCTGAGCATCCACGTATGCCTTTAGCGTTGCTGTTGCCGCATCTATAAGCGCTTGCGCCTGCTCGGCGTTTATGGTGTCCATTTCAAGGCCGGTGGTATAAAGATACAGCCAATGAATCTGGTCCTCGGGTGTGCGCATCTGGGCGAAATCCAGCTTGTCGATACCCGTATAACCCGGCATGGTGGGGGCCACGTTCGCGGCCTGGGTATCGGCGGCGCTTTGATTTTCGAGAGCTCGAAACCCGTACGGGCTAAACATCCCCATTGCCACCATCGCCCTTCGGTTCGATTTTGCCGCGCTCGTCAATCAACTTGATAAGCGCGTCAACGCGGCGGATGCACGTGCTGATTTCCTGGCTCAGTGGATTTAACGTGTAATACGCGTCAATGTCGTTGTCCATCATGGCGTGCTTCGCATCAAGTTCGATACACAGCCGCATGCTGTCAAGCTGCACACGCATATACTGGTAACCATCCTTGCTTTGCATCCTCATACCTCCTTACTACATCGGCATGTCATCCCACGTTTGCATAAACAACGGCTCCAAAAGATTAAACACGAGGTTGTCCGTTGCCATGAAACTAGAAGCCATCATATCATACACGGCGTTGCCCACACCGGAAATGGAGCTATACGTTGTGGCCGACGTGCCGTCCTGATTGCCGTTGTCTGTCTGTTTGGTCACACCCGTTAGGTACTGCTCACCGTCTGGGTTATCCAAAAAGACTTGCGGGGTGCTCGATGCCGTGGCAACGCTTTGGTTGCTGTTTTTGCCCTGCGTGGCCGAATTGCTTTTACCCTGCGTAGTTGCAAACGGGTCGAATTGCTCACGTCGCACCAATTCATACACCGGGTTGATGTTGGGCATCTGCTCCACCATGCGGCGATTAAGATAAAAGATAAACATAGCTGGGGTTTCGCTTGCGATTCGGCGAAAGCAAAAATGATTGTAAATCGCACGGTTCAGCTTCTCGCGGTATCCCTCATCGAAGATGGGGTAGTCCTGCATTCCCCAGTCATAGCCCAGGGCTTGCACCACATCACGGAGCGTGTACTTATGCTCGTCAAGCGTTGCAAAATCGTTGTTGTTAAAGGTTAGCATTAGCAGCCCCCATCTCTCGGTTCGATAACTCCGCCAGAATCTAGAAATTCGCTGCCCTCGGAAATAGGCCGATCATCGCCGCTAGCGCCAGCAGCCATGTGCGGCACGCTCCATTTTACGCTGCAATTCCAACCGTACATGTCGTTGATTCGTTCGCAGAATTCCTGGCGGGGCTTTAGGAAGCTGTTGCGCTGGATCGTAAATTGCTCGTTATTCGCCAGGGTTTCGGCGGTCTGCACGCGTTCCTTTTTCTCGGCAGCGGCGTTGTTGTCAATACCAAGCATCGTATACACGGCAGACACGATTTTAAGCTCATCATTGAGGATATCGCTACCGGCATAGGCCGCTTTATTCATGGTCTGGAGCACCTGCACACTCATATTTTGCATGCCCGAAGGGTTCATATAGATGGCAGGCTGCCCGGAATCAATCCGGTTATACATGTCCTGAGCCTGCTTTTTGCCGTACTCGTCCACGCTGATAACGTACGGCACGCGCATAGCTCTAACGTGCTGGTCTACAGTCGTGTCCATATCGGCCAGGCGCTGGGCCTGGCGGTCGATGAGCTGCAGAATCGGAAAACGCGTGAGGTTGTCCCAGCAGATAACAGCATCAGCGGGCATTACAACCGTTTTGGTGCCGTACTGATTGCCGACGTGCTTAAACCACCAATTGCAATGACGACGCTGGCGCTGGCCGTTCGGCGTGTAAACATCGATGGTGTTAGGGTTGCGGTAAAGGTCCAGGTTGCCAACGGGATTCATGCGGCCGCACCAATACGTTAGCACGCCGCTGGTGGAGCGTTTCGTTGCGGCGAACGAGCCATAGCCGCATAGCAGCGTTTCAAGGTATCGCGAATCGATGCCCTCCGGCAATCCCTCCCACTCAAAGCGGCTGATTGCAGCCGTCCAAAACAGTTGCCGCCAATAGTCATAGGTACGATATTGCTTTACGCTGGCCTGCCAGCGTTTAACATAGCGCTTGCCAAACATTGACACGTTAAGCGGTGTGAACTCGGTTGGGTCTAGCATCCAAGGTTCCATGCATCCTCCTTACTTAGTATTCGATATTATACAGCGGGGCATTGACGAGCGGCGCAATGTTGCCAATCTCAGAGGGGTTGCCCCATACGGTTACGCCCTTTTCGAGCACGCCGCGGATAGCATCCTTTTCAGCTTCATTGGCCTTCGCGCACGTGATATAGGTTTCGGACACCTTCCAGTAAGAAAAATGGTTCATAACTTTAAGGGCAGACATTTTCGCGTTTCCGAAGTTGTAAAACCGCTGAATCTTATAGCCGTATCGCGCCCAAAAGTCGCAGACTGTGCGCATTGCCGCACCACCTGCAGTTTTGTAGTTTACAGCAAAACCAACAATCCCGTTTTTCCACATAAAGCCCTGGCCGCCCATCTGTCCGACCGTTGACGGGGCTTGCAATGCCGCGTCCTGCACCGTGGCATTAATCGCCGCAATCTGGTTAGCGTAATCGCCACGCGCGGCGTATTTTGCGTAGTCAAGATTTTGACCTGCAACCTGGCGCGACAAGTCTTGTGTTGCGTTAAAGGCAAGGTTGCCCGTTTGACGCTGCGCAAGGTAATTAGCGGCTCCGACCAACGTCACCTCGTTTGAGCTAACAGCTGCCTGCCCGGTAAGGCGATTCAAGCCGCTTTCAATCGCACCCATGGCCTGCCCCGCGTAGTTTGCAATCTGGGGAGCGCCAATGGGACCCTGGTCATAGCGGTTGGCTTCGTTGAGCGCCGTTTGGTTCATGGCCTGGGTGTAGGCAAGGTCGGACGCGGCATTGCTTTTAGCGTTTTGCCAACCTGCGCTTTCGTACTGATATGCGCGAGTGTGCGCCGTTGACGCAAGGTAGGTAATATAGTTGCTGTTGACAATCGAAAACTGCGGGAAGTCTGCCAACCATAAGCATGAATCGAGAAAATCACCGCTCGGGATTACGCCGCTATGGTCGGAGCCGTCGAAACCACGCCACGTGTACCGATTGTGATTAACCGGCTGCCCACCCTCGTAAGCGTGACCGTAGTTGATTGGAAATATGCCGATTCGCGCGAACGGCGCAACGGCGCAACCGATAACGATAAGCGCGAGGGTGTTGCCGTAAACCAACTCTGGTTTAACGAACACCGAATTGCCGTTGTAGGCAGTAAGCTCGATTACCGAATAGGGATAGGTGTATGCCTTATATAAATCGTGGTAACCATCCGGCACTCCGTTTGACAGCTGCTGATAGATGTTTCCCGTGGTGGCATACGTTTTGAGGGGCAATTCGAGCGAGTCGGTCTCGCCCAAAAATTGCACCGTGATACCTGAGTTGCCGAACAGCTGCACGTCAACACCCTTCGAGAGCAAGCGGGCGGGGAAGGTGGATACAGATTGGATGCACTGCGCAACCCAAGATTTCTCTTTCATCGCGTTTAGCACAGCCTTAAACGTGCTCAAGTCCATAGAGTACACGTTGCATCCGGACGGGATGCCGTCCGCTTCCTGTCCATCCGCAACGTTAAGATTGGGATTGTCAACTGTACCCGGGTCGGCGGCAAGGTCTGCACTGCTTATGATGATGATTTTACCGATATCACCGGTGAGGGCATCGGTAAGCGGGTACCATTCGTGATTTGCCATCACATACGAGTCGCCGATATCCAGGCCTTCAGGGACGTTAAGGTATTTACGCAGATACTCCCCCTGGAGGTTATGCACACCGTTTTTAAAAACAGCGTTAGACACGCCCATATGCCCTCGCTCTACGAACATGTTACCCAGGCATACGCCGAACTGATAGGTCTGGATAACGTCCAGCTGCAAAGTCAGTTGCGTGGTACCGGGTGCCACGTAGTCGGTGGACAAAATAAAGTAGCACAGCTTTAACGGCTGCTCCTCGCCGTCCACCGGCTGCATTGGGTTTTGCACCACAACATAATTATATTTATACGCCGCCGAATAAGGCACAGGCACGCTGATGGGCTCGTTTGGCCTGCAATACGAAAAACGCTTTGAGCGCCATCCGGTGCCATTGAGCGCCTGCGCATCAAGGTAGTCGTTACGCTGCTGCACATTATCCCAGATAACGATATCACGATAATTGGCATCCCACGGCACCTGCATCAGCGTTACCTCTGTGCCAACCGGCCATGTGTTGGGTGTTAGCTTTTGCGGTGTTTCAGGCATGATTTACTCCTTAATACAAAAATGGGGCGCATTACGCGCCCCATTATAGCAGGGTTAAAGGTTAGGCCGTGACCGTGACGTTTACCTTAGCAGTGACGTTTTGCTTGGTTGGGTCGCCGCCCTTTGCCACCACAATGATAGTGGTTTCGCCGGCCGAAACGCCGGAAACCGTGAGCACATCGTCCGCAACATCGGCGACCGTGGCAACAGAATCATCAGCGCTGTAAGCCTCATAGCTCTTGTTGGTTGCACTGGTCGGAGTCCAGGTCAGCGCACTAGTGGCGTTCGCTCCGACCTTAACCGTTACGTCCGCACCCGCAACAGCAGTTGCATACGTGGCACCGGCGATGGTAAAGGTGTACACCGCCTGATACTGGCCGTCAGCAACGGAGGTAGCGCAAACAACGACCTTATCGATATCATGGCAGTTGCCCGAATGGAACACGCCGTTGCTATCGACGTACATTTCAGCGGGCAGCGTAGCACCTGCACCACGCCCGTTAAACGCCTTAATCTCATACATGACCGCCTGATTCGGGCCGTTCGTGCCCTGGACCTTGGCGACAAGCTGCACAGACTCGCCCGGCTGAATGGTCTTAGACGTGCCGCCGTCAACATCGGTAAGGGTCACACCCGTATACGTTGCAGGCAGTGCGGCAATCTCCGAATCGGGGCGCGTGGAGAACATGACCGAACCCAGGAACAGCGAGTAGCTCAGCACCTGCCACACGTGCATGAACGTGTTGTACGAAAGATTGTCAGGGTTCATTGGGGCCGTTGCAGTGACCTGGAGCGTGTCGGCAACCTGGAACCATTCCTCATCGAGCAACAGCGCCTGGCAACCGGCGATGGGCAGCTCGTCCAGGACAATGACCTCGTCGGCGATAAGTCGCTGATTGTCCTCATTGAACGCATATGCATTGACGGCAACCTTAAGCGCGGCTTCCACATCCGAATCGATGATTGCAATAAGTCGGTTGGAGCGAGTGGCAAGGCCCTTGTTGCGACCCTCGGGGGAGTATTCCGTGCGGAAATACTTCATCTTGTTGTAAGTGGCGCGCATGGCCTCGATAAGCTTAACGCCTGCCTGAACCTCTTCCTCATGAGTGAGCGTCTTGTTATGGAGGTCGGGTACCTGAATGTTCCAGAACCCCCAAAGATTGTCGAACGTCTCCATAAGGCCGCGCATCAGCAAATACTCGTCATTGTTCGCGGACGCGATGGGCGCGGCGGTCAACGAATTGAAAAATGCCGAAATGGATTCCCCCTCGATAAAGGAACCACGCAGAACATCCTCCATGGGGATGTTGATAACGTACTTATCGCGACGATTTTCCGTGTGAAAAATCTGGTGGATATCCGGCTCGCGGCCCTCGCGTCCGAACACGTTTTCAGCACGAGAATCATACGCACGTGCCTTGATAAGATTGGTCTGAACCTCCTGGATGGTGCGGCCATAGCGCAGGGTGGGGCGCTTCAACTTCGCCAGCGGATTGGTAAAGTTCATACGGTCGTTAATCTGCACGCGACCGATACGCGCGAGAAACACGTTCCAAAAGACATCCCAGGACGGCGAATAATTGTTCATGGCGCGAAGGGTTTCTGCCACGCTGCCCTGCGTGGTTGCGGGGATTCGCTGCTGGTAATCATTCGGGGCGTACTTGCGCACCGTGTCCAAAATCTGTGCATTAGTGAGGGTCAAACGGCCCTCTTCATTAGTAAGTTTGCTCTTTGCCATATCTACTCCTTAAAGGCCGAGCATTCCGGCCAAATCCTCGTCATCCAAATCGATAGCCGCGCCGTATTCCTCATCAGGCATTTCAGCATCAGGCTTGCCGTCCTCCTCTTCCGATGCCGCGGAAATGGTAGCCATCGCAGCAGCCAGACCTTGCACCTGCTGTTCCAATGCGTCAAGGCGTGCGGTCATCGCGCCCCAATCGTGCTCTTCCACCTCCTGCTGCTGTTCGGCTGCGGTTTCCTCCTCGGTGGTGTCGCCGCTTTCCTCTTCACGCGTTTCATCTGCTTCGGTTTCGCGTGCCTGCTGCTCGTCCATGAGCACCTCCAATCGTTATTGCGGACACGGCCATAATATCACGAAACCCCGCACCGTGATACGGTCGGGGTTTCAATAGGTGTCCAGCTAACAACGCACACCATGGGAAGCCTGCCAGCTAGGCGTGTACCGAGTTAGGGTTGCATTTACACGCCCCTATCCACGTGTGGCGAACAGCGATGCACCGGACACCGTTATTATGCGTGCAATTGATACACGCTGTCAAGGAGCACGACGCCGCCAGGAACGGTTTTCGGCATTAGTTTTGCAAATAGAGGGCAAATCTTAGTGTTTCCGTCCTTGTCGGTAAACGCGTTGCTAAAGCCGTACTCAAAATTATCCCAGTTAACAAGCGCCTTAACATCATCAGGCATGCCTGCGCACGTGACCGAAAACTTGCCGTTTAGGTCCCACACATAGGCTTTTGCACGTAGGTGTTTAGCACGGGTAAACGTGCCCTCCACCTTCCAATGGCAAAGTTCCTTATCATGGATAGGGATATTGGAAGGCTGCTCGGTACCCAACAAATGCAGCGAATCGGTATCGCAATACACAAAACGCTCGCGATTATCCAAAACGGCGAACAGCAACTCACGCCGCGCGTATGCCGTGCAAAACACGCCAACGGGGATGTAAACAGGGTCCCGCGTTTCTTCTTCCCCGAGCACATAGCGCACAATTCCTTCTTCGGCGTCATACACGGGTATCTTGCCGGTAACATCCGGGTTTGTCGCGAACTTGCCATAAAGGTTGTTGAGCATCTGCTTCGCTAGCTGGCGCAAACCACCGGTTGATGTTTCTTTGACATGGCCCCAGTAGTCGATATATTCGTCGAACAGCCCTTTTCGCGCCGCGAACTTATAGCCACCTGCGTACATAAGCACGTCAACATCATACATGCGCTGCATGATTTCCCAGTCAACAGACGTGACCGTGATTTCAACCGGTGCCACGGTTTCGCGCACATACTCATGGTTGCCGTAAAATCCTTTGTTCTTCAACTGGAGCGTGGGCACGCCTTCGGGCTTTAGGCTAAACTCCACCACCATACGTTGCACGTAAAGCGGGTATGCCGGGTCATATTCGTATTGCCCATCGAAGATGACCGGCGCACCGCACGGGTAGGGGTACTTCTTCATGACAGATGGATACATCGAATTATAGTCAACTGAGATTCCCTCGCCGATTTCCACGCCTGCGTACTTAGGCTCTACATAGGTAAAGCCACCTCGATATGCCTTGCGTATATCGCTATCAGCTTCCAGCGAAAGGGTAGGGAAGTAGGTTTTAAACGCTTTTTTGCCAAACTGCTTTTTGAAAAATTCCATAGCATTAGCGCCAATGGTCATTTTCTCCAGGCCCTGGGAAAAGTTTTGCTGCAGGGCACGCGCGATAATCTGCACATCGTGGCTGATGTAATAAAGCTCATCGTCAGTGATTTTGTGACCAGGTTCACGGTATTTTCGATAGTCCAAATCGCCCTTTTGCTCAGGGAGATTAAACGTTTTGGCGATTCTCGCAACGGTCATGGGGAACACTTTGAGCGAATCCTGGAAGATAACCGTAACCCCGTTACCAAAACACACCTCTAACTGATAAAACTTGCCCTTACTCGAAATAAGTGCAGAGAATTGACCCCGCCCAGGGTTGCGCTCACAATACGTGTACCCGCAACGCATGAGGTAATCGAGGATAAACTTGCCATCGAAAGCAAGATTGTGAAACCAGGCTGTGTGAACTTCGCCGCGTGAAAGCCAATTCATAAAAGTTTTTATTGAGTTACCGTAATATACCTGCTCCGGGTCCTTGATAAGCGCAACAGCCCACGCCCATACGCGGCAATCTTTAGGGTCCGTTGTCGTTTCGAAGTCGGCAGAAACCGCCCAACTCATTATAAAATTCCTGCAGCTTTAGCACGCTCACGTGCACGGTCCGCGCGTCTACCCGCCACACGCTCCATATTCTTTTGGATGTCAACAATATCTTTAGCTTTACTATCTTTGTCCCGAGTAATAAACAATGCCCGCTCCACATAGCTGCGAAATTTCCCGTAAGGGTCCTCAAACTGTGAGCCTTCACCCTTCGGATTGTATTCGAATTTAAGGGTATCCCAGGACGCGTATACAGTTGATAGGAGGTCAAACGCATCATTTTTCATCTGATGGACAACTTCGGCAAGCTCATACTGGTCTAGCTTCCACAACATCTGCTCCATGGCGCTTCGCTGCAATCCGCGGTAATAACTAAACTTGTGTTTGTTGCGCTCCTCGAAGCGCTTAATACGGCGTCGTGCAACCTGCACAGATGCTGGGGGTTCCATTTTCTTTACATCAATAGGAGCCAACAGGCCAATGATATCTTCACCCTTAGCCAAAATGCCCTCGCGATTGCGGTAATACTTATCCCATTCGCCCGGGGCAATTCCTCTAATGCGCTCACGTTCGCTATAGATAAACTGGTTACGCTTCTGCTGTAGGCGTTTTGCCTGGTCTATTAGGTTAGATGGGATTACGTTCCCGCTTGTCACACCAGTATAACGGGCATTGCGGTTCCACGCGTCGAGACGCTTTGCGTAATCCTGCTGCTGAGCCGGTGACATTGCTTTGATTTCTGCCCATGATTTGCGCGGTGAAACTTCTGAAATAGATTCACGGCTTGCGCCTTGCTTGCGGAGCCGATATTCCTTATCTCGTGCGCGTTTTTGCACACGGCTAACGTCATACGCCATTTTGCACCACCTAAACAAAAGAGGGGACTTTACAGCCCCCTCATGCTATCACACGGCTTTACAAGGAGCCGGAAGGATTAAAGGACGATAAACTGCTTCAGCTTGCGCCCGCCGCCAAGTTTACGTTCGGTAAACTCGATGGTGATAGGCTCAGAGGCAAAATCAGAACCGTACGCCATAATCAGGTTCTTGGCGCAACGGGCGATACCGTCAGACTGGCTAAAATAAGCGCCCTGCTCGGTAATAAACGTGGTGCCTTCGCACATCACGGCTTCACCGGTTGCCTGGTCCAGGCGCTCCGTGGGCTGCACGATGATGCCGGAAAGCGTAAGCTGCTTAATGTCTGCATCATTAAGGGATTCGGCGGTGTTAAGCGCATTGAAAAGGCGCTTCTTACCTTCGCCCGTGGTGGTGTCGAAGGCCAGGGCCATGACAGGCTTTGCGGTAACGGTGGGGGCCATGCTGTTGTTTTCTGCGGTGATGATTTCGGTTGCCATTTTAGTTCTCCTTTACTCGTTCGTGCGCGCAGGCAATGAATTCTTCAACACTCATGTAGTACACGTGAGTTTCCTGCTCTACCTTGTTGATAGTGATGGATTGGTCATTGTACTTTCGGCGGAAGTATTTGCTGGCCTTTTCCTCAGTGGTAGGGAAGGTGGTTACGTCACAAAAATCCTCAAATTCCCCGTACTGATTTACGTGCTGACCAATGCAAGCCGTAGTGGTAATACTTCGCGTGATTTGGCTCGTTCTGGGCATGTTGTGTCACCTCCTTTGCTGGGCAGCATGTTACAGCATGTAGCTAGGGTTGTCTAGTGGTTGTTTGTAGTTGTGTTGGGATTGTGTGAAGTGGTGCGGGTTGGCGTGACTACGGACGGGCAGGGGTGGGAGA